ATTTCTTTTTTACAATTGGTGAATTAGAATATCTTTTGGAAGATAATTTATTGATAGAAAGTAACCATTGTTCCTTTTGCTCTTGTTGAGCTTTAGTTAGTTTCTTGGGTTTAGATTTTGGAATGTAACCGTATATCATATAATCTCCTGACTGGAGATACAATTATATAACAGTATTGCTGGAAGGTCAAGCGCTTATCTGGAATGTGTTGTATTAAAGCAACAGTATCTTATTTCAAAGGCGGACATACCTACTTATGCTAAAAATCTGATAAAAAAGTGGTATATTTTCAATTGTACCAGTTTTGATTATCTTCTGTATTAGCTTCATCTTCTTCCAACATCACTTCTTCCTCATGTTGAGTTAGAATCTTTTTAATTTCAGCATGTTCATTTCGATGTTTACTATGTGTATATTTGTAATCATCATTATACTCTTTGTTCTTGCGGAACTTACCCACAAACTTACTCAATTTACTTCTCCTTCATCGTTTCAAATTTAATGCCTCGAATTTTCTTTTCTGGCATATCGTTCATATCATCCTCAGAAACATAAATTATTTCTGTGTGAGGATAACAAATCTGTACAAGTTTAAGTAATTGACAAACTGTACCATCAGAATCATTAAAGGTAAATATTTCATCAACAAATTTTAAACTTTTAACTATTTCTCTACGAGATTCATAGTTCTGTACAAATCCACCTTCAGCCCACATCATCCACCAATCAGAATGTATACCCACGACAAGCCAATCTCCTTTGGCTTTACATTTTTTAAGATAATTTAATTCATCAAGTGTGAGGGGGTCAAAAGTCCCCGAGGTGATTATTATTTTATCTTTTTTTGCCATTTATGGAAGTAGGTCCGGAAATGCCTCTTTAACGAATTTGTAATTTAAACCTTTTACACCTTGATCTTTTTGAAAGATACCAATCAAAACTTCTGCATCACGTGGTTCTAAACTTTCGAGAATTTGTAACAATAATTGATTACGTTTCTCTGTTGTTAATTTTTCAGCAGTTGGATCACCTTTTTTAAACATATACAGTTTACGCAACTGGCCGGCTAAAGAGTTGGATGTGATACCTGGTAAAATATCCTGTGGTACCTTGTAATTATCAGGCATTTCGGTAATTAACCATTGACAGTTGGGATGGTATGTTAATTGTAACACGTCCACTAACGTCTGAGAAAGGTTCTTCTCAATTACTGCCATTTTCTCTTTTTTAGATTCTGCGGCTTCAAAATCATCAAATACTTCAAATATATTCTTCATCAAAATTCCTCTATTACATCCATTAAGTTTTTCAGTTTGTGTTCAATAAAATAATTCAACAACTTGTTCCGTTTTGCTGGAACTGTTTCTTCATATGTATTTATAATCTTCTCTTTAATCTCGCTTGGAATCTGAGTTAAGTCAATCAGTACTTTATTACGAGAGAACCCCGCCACCGCATCGGCCGTCCAATTAGGATGAGTTAAATCTTCAGTTAGAATCTTGTCTAACATACCCTTAGTGATTGGTTTCTGACGGAGGTCACGAACAAAACAATCTGAAGGTGAGAAGATGTTAGGAATGCCATCGCCTTTATCACCACGGATAATCTTTTCCTTGAGTTCTAACAATGGATCTTCAGACTTAATATATTTCTTTTGTGAAGGATTATATTGTTTGACATTAGAACCATACTGTTGTAATTGTAGGAAATCTCCATCACTGGACAGAATTAAAACCTTTTCGTGTGCGGCATGCCTTGGTACTAGTGTGCCAATAATATCATCAGCCTCAGCACCTTCAACATCAATTACTTTGTATGGGAAATATTCACGGAGTTCTTGTTTGAATTTAGCCAACATATCAAAAATCAAGTGCCAGTCTAAATCAGACTTTTCACGAGTTTTCTTACGGCCAGCTTTGTAGAATGGGAAATACTCTTTGCGCCAATACTTACGGTTATCGCAACATAATACCACTTCACCATATTCGTTCTTAAAGTTCTTAACGTGGTTACGAATGATATTTAAAATCATGTGACGAATTAAATCTTCGTCAAGTTTGCCTTTTTGATTGGCAATCTGTGCCATAAGTCCGGCAAGTAATACTTGGTTTAAGTCAACGAGAATCATAACAAACTTTCAATAGTTTCAATAGGGGTCTATTGTATCAGATTTTAATTAGTTTGTCAAATGTGTTTTCAATAAATGTATTGGAAGTGGTAGTTTTTCTTGCCACAATACCAAACCAATCAATACCTAACATTCTGGTAATATATGTGATTGGATGTACCAACACAGCTTCGAACTGTTCCACATCTACCAATTCACCATCTTCTGCTTCTCTGAATAGAATGACATGATAACTATCACCCATATTTGAACCGCCAACTTTTTCACCAGCATCTTTATAAGTGGCACTTTCTAAATGTATGGTATCTTCTTTTTCTCCTGGTAGAAAAAAGAATGCATCAAAAGGTTCATCCTTCAGAGCCTTTGGAATTTCTATCATTGTATGCCTTTATATGTGATTTTCTTACTCTTACCATTATCCATGAATTATAGTAATCATCAGATTCCATAACACCACGAATGAATTGCTCTTTTGCTTCGAGATAACCACATTCACCTTTGGATTGGCAAAGATGTAATATTTCTCTGGAGAAATTATCCATTCCATATAATAACACATCTTTACTTAATTCGGCACTACTTCCATAGTAAGTTTGCCAATCGCTGAATACTTTAATCTTTTTCTTCTTACCTTTGACCACTTTGGTCTTAGATGAATAAAAGAATTTTTTACCAATGTATTTTCTACCATTAACTAGATTGGTGATTTGGTAAACAAACCCATAACTATCACCAATCAGTTCTTCGGTAAAATCATTTTCATTATACTGCCAAGTTAATCGTCCCATCCTTCATTGTCCAAATCGTCATCATCCTCTATATAGTCCTCGGATAATTCTTCGATTTGTTCACCACAGAATGGGCAATGTTCTGGTAAATCTTGAGATACTAGTTCTTCCATAAATGCTATGCTATAAGATGATTCACAACTTAAGCATTCTCCTGATAATTGTTTTTGTGTCATGTTTAACCCTTACTTGGCCCAAACATCACCCCAATCTCCAGACAAAGCGCCTTTTGCATAATCAGTTGCTCTGTTTTCAAAGAAATTAGTATGTGTTGGTGCGTTAATCATTTCCTCAACCCAAGGTAAAGGATTTCTTTTCACTTTAAACACACCTTTTAATCCCAACGAGATTAATCTACGGTCTGCGATATAACGAATATACTTCTTAACATCTTCTGCTGATAAATCTTCCATTGGTCCCATTTGGAAAGCTAAGTCAATAAACTTATCTTCCAATTCAACCATACGTTCAGCAATTGTATATAGACGTCCTTTGAGTTCATCATTCCAGATTTCATTATTTTCTTGAATGTAAGCTCTAAACAATTTAACCATGTTCTCTGTATGTTGCGTTTCATCAACAATAGACCAAGTTACAATTTGTCCCATACCTTTCATCTTACCATGACGTGGAAAGTTTAGTAACATAATGAAGGATGAGAACAACTGCATACCTTCGGTAAAGGCCGAGAATACGGCAATATGTGTGGCTGTATTCTCTTTGGTAGTATTCTGATCTGAGATATCCATAACATAGTCATGTTTCTCTTTCATCTCAGCATATGCAAGGAACTCATTATACACGGTTTCAGGTAGACCTAAGGTCTCAATCAGGTGTGAGTAAGCAGCAATGTGTAACGCCTCCCTTGCAGCGAAACCTAACAACATCATCCTAATTTCTGGTTGTGGGAAATAAGGTAGATAATTATTAACATAACCACCAGCAACGTCAATGTCTCCTTGGGTGAAGAATCTAAAAATGTGGGTGAGAAATTGCTTTTCTTCTTTAGTGAGTTTTTTCTTCCAATCTTTAACATCTTCCAACATTGGAACTTCGGTATGTAACCAATGAGATTGCTCATGCTTAAGCCATGCATCATAAGCCCA